GCTCCGGCTCCGGCGACGGCTCCGGCGACGGCTTCGGCTCCGGCTACGGCTACGGCTCCGGCGACGGCTCCGGCGACGGAGCCGGCGACGGCTCCGGCTACGGCGACGGCTTCGGCTCCGGCTACGGCTTCGGCTCCGGCTACGGCGACGGCTCAAACATTATTATTAAAATGTTACATAAGAATTTTGTTTTTGAAATTGACGGAATGGCTTTTATTCCTTTTAAAGTAAAAGAAAATTTTGTTGCAGGAATTTCAGTTTCAAAAAAAGACTTTTCTGAAACAAAATGTTTTCTTGGAAAATTTGAAAATTATATTGCTCATGGAAGTTCAATAAAAGAAGCTGTACTTTCAGCGCGAGAAAAATACTTATCAAGTTTTGATTTTGAACAGAAAAAAGAACAACTTTTGAAACTGTTTGAAGAAAAAGGAAAGCTTTCTGTAAAAGAGTTATATTTCTGGCATGGAGCTTTGACAGGTTCCTGCAGTTTTGGACGCTCTGAGTTTCAGAGGGAGCATAATTTAAAAGATGATGATTTATTGTCGCTTTCAGAATTTATTAAACTAACTGAAAATTCTTTCGGCGGTGAAAAAATTAAATTTTTAAAAAATAAGGGAGAATAACATGGAAGAAGAAAAAGAAAAGAAATACACTGGCAGAGGCGGGTATCATGGCGGCGGAAGAAAAAGAACTGGAAGGCAGAAGATTTATGTAAATACTACTATTTCGGGATTGCCTGATGAAATTAACGCCTTAAAAGCTCTTGCTAAAAAAAGCGGAAAAACTTTAAGCCGTTTTGTTATTGAAACATTTCTGCGGACAAAATAAATGAAAGTTTTTTTTATGCAGAATGGGCAGCCAGTAGAAATAAAAAGAAGCTCAGAATTGAACATTAAACTTTCAAAAAAAGAAGAAAAGCAATTGAAACAGATGAGAAAACATCGAAGCGGCTCATTTTCATTTGAACTTGAGGATTCTTACATAGCTTTTAAAGATAAATTAAAAGCACAGATAAAAAGTAAAAATGATAAGTAACTTCGTATGAAGTGAAAAATAAGCGGTTCTCCTGCTACAACGGGGAAAAGCAAGATTTAAGGACTGTTTCGTCTGCAAGTAGGATAAATCGCGGGACAGTCCTTTTTTTTATGTTATTTTCCGAAATTCTGCATATTTTTTTCATTTTTTTTGTAAAATGTTATTGACATAATAACAAAAGCGAGTTATTATGATAATCAGATAGGGGCAAACGACAGAGCCTCAAGGGGTAGATATGAATGCAGGAAACAGAACAAAGAAATGGCATAAATATTGTATGGACTCTCAAGTATTAGATAAATCTGGTATGGCAGAGTTACGAATGACAAAAGATGTACCAGGATACAACCCTGCTATGTATGTTATTGTAATATTTAGCGTAAATGGTGGAATTGAAGAAACTATGAGTGAGAATGTTTATAGCAAAGAAGATATTTTAAGATTGTGGCAACAGTTTAAAAATGAATAAGCAGAAAAAACATTGACAAAATAAAACTATCGAATTATTATGAGTTTATCACAATTTTTTCAAACTCTTACGGATTGTGATAAAAAAGCCAGCCCGCGGCAACGGACCGGCTTTTTTTTAGAGCTTTACTCTTTCTTTGATTCAATTTTACTTGTATCAATGAAGCAGGCCACAACAGCAATTGCGGCAGTTCCGCACGCTGCTACAGCTCCAAGAATCAGCGATTCTTTTGATAAATCAAACAGCGGAATAATTGTTTCCGCAGCCGTTACAACTGCGCCGATAATTCCGGCAACAATAGCGTAAGTTTTCTTACTCATTTTTTTCCTCCTGGTATTTTTTTTACAAAATTAATTATTATTCGTCAATCATTGCAGAAACAGTTTCTCCCCATGCTTCCCACTCACTTACAAGATGGTCATAGTAATTTATGATGTCAACGTAATCTTTGAGGGTTTCTGGGGTTTTTAATTCTTGTCTTTGTGGCTGTGGTGGAAACTGTTTTGAGTAATCAGTTTTTGTAGTTCTGCAACTTTGCGTTGTTAACAGAAATAATATCGTTAAGAATAGAAATAACTTCTTCATCTGTCTTGGCTTCCTTGATTTTATCAGCGGTTGATTTTTCATCTGCCTTGATTTCCAAAATCTTTTCAATGTAACTTGTCATAAGATTTATGTTTGAAGTTACATCTATGATTCTTTGTTCAAGTTTTTTATTATCAGATTTTAATTTTTTCCTGTCACGGGCAAGAGCATAAATTACTAAACCTTCAAGAAGAATAACAGCGACTACTGTTAATATAATTGTTATAGTATTCATTCTTCCCTCTTAGTAAACTTGTCAATAGCAGTGTTTACGGAAATATCACCGAAGATTGCTGACATAGTTCCTGCAACCATACAGATTTCATAAATTGTCACATTGGTGAAAATACCTACCCATTTCAAAATTGAACAAACAACAAGAAAAATAATTGCTACAATTTTGACAATAAGCGAAACTTTTTTTGCTTTAAGTTCTTTTTCTGTTTTTTCTTCTGTCATTTTTTCTACCTCTTATAATTTGTTTTTAAAAAAGATTTTTCAACACTCCAATGATATACACTTATTCGTGTTTGTACTGTGCTATAATTTAATCCTAATTCCTCACACCATTGTTTTAATGTTTGTATTTTATTTTGATACGTTATAATTATATTTCTTCTTTGATTATTATTTTGTATTTTTTGAGTAACCCAACGGCAATTGTTTGGTTCATAGTTGCCGTTTACATCAATTCTGTCGATTGTTAAATTGTCTTGATAACCATTTTCTAAAGCCCATTTCTTGAAAGTTAAATAACCTTTAGAAGCACTTCCTTTATATTCTTTAAAACGGATTATTTCTTTATTTAACCATTCATCACAAATAACAATTCCACGACCGCCATAATCCTTGAATTGTTTATAGTTTGAATCATAACACCATTTTTTCATATCCGAATATATTCGGTTTAATCTTGTATGCATATTTTCACCCCCACTAGTGAAATTCCACATAATTAAAATTATGGCAGGCGGTGTGGATTTCCGCTTTTCGCCCGCTAAAGCTAGCCACTTTTATATTATAACCCCTTTATCTTAATTATTCTAGCTTCTGTTGGCTTACCTTCTGAAACACATTTTGAATACTTCAATGAGTTAAAAACTACTTTTCCGTTCTCTGCAACAACCCAATGCCCCGTGTTTTCAATGGTAAATCTGACTATAGTTTTTTCTTTGATGTTTTTGATTGTAGTTATCTGTTTTTTTTCAAGGCTTTCCATATCCCGCCCTGTAAGTTGTTTAATGCAGTTGCCCCAATAAACTGTACACTCTTCATCAAGTGCTTTAGAATCCATTAAATCAGAAACAAGCATTATTGCGTCTACGTCTGATGGGTCAAGCCCTAAATACCAGATTAAAGAAAATGCACAACACGCATAGTCTTTTATCATTTTTAATTTTTCATTTGGGAAATGTTTATATAATTCTATTGCTAATGTTTGCGGAGCTTTCATTTTTTTTACCTTATGAAAGAAATAATTAAACCTACACCTTCACCAATTAAACCGATGAGAAGAGCGATAAACTTCCCCATATACTTTTTCTCTGTTTCTGCAATTGCAAGTTTGATTTTCATGTCAACGGATTCGTTAACTTTTTGTGCTATCTGTTCTGGCATATCTTTTATGTCTTTTTTAATTTCTTTGATGTCGCTTTCCATTGTTGTAAACCTTGCTTCAATCAATTCATCGGTCATTTATTCACCTCGTATTCTAATCTTTGATTTAGAATATCAGAATACCCTCTCATATACTCAACCTGTTGTTTTAACAATTCTATGCTCTTTTCGTCTGCACTATATGGCGGATTCTGAATTGCCTTATCATCTTTTTTAATTCTGTTATCTAGCTCTTCCTTCTCTGCCTTCATTCGTTTAATGTATTCTTTCATATCTGCATTATAAAATAGGAACTATGATTTGTCAAACTTATATAGCTCCTGCAAGAGCCTGCAAAGCACTTTCAACCGTTGTATAAGTCTGCCCTGCTATTGTAATCGGTGCTGATAGTTCTGTATTTTGTTTAGATGGCATTTTATAATCACTCAAATCATAATACTTCGGTGTATTTGCTTTGTTCTGATAGAGGGCAAGAACTTCTTTTTCAGATAAGACGCGGTCAAAAATTTGTATGTCATCAATGTAATATTCTATGTTACCTACTGCAGAAGGCTCATTTCCTTGCACAACTCCTATGTCACCAATTCTCCAATAATTACCACCAAAAGTGAAATCTGATATATCTAACGCCGATGTCGTGTATTTTTTTCCGTCAACATAAAATGTCAAAGTTTTGTTTTCCCAAGTCATCACAACATTGTGCCATTCGTTTCTTGTAACGTTTACACCAATGCTTTTTTGATGGCTTGGGTCTTGTCTAACAAATGCGGTTATTCGCATACTGCTTTGACTTGCAGAATAATTTTGAAATATGCAAAAAGAACCATTATATGAACCAATTCCAAAAAGATTTCTAGAACCTGTGTCACTGTAACTGTCTGTATACTTAACCCATATAGATATTGTGATTGATGATTTATCTGTAGGCTTTGGGAAGGTTGAATTAGTTACAATATGCTTTTTGCCTAATCCTAGCAACCCTTTTCCGCTTGCTCCCTGCACTGCAATTCCACCGTTATTAACTGCATTATTCTGCCAGTTGGCATTGTCGATTATCGGGGTAGAGTATAAGCCGTCACCGATATAGATTTTGTCAATAATGAATGTTGATGTGTTTCCATTTGTAGTAAAGATGTAAAAATTCGCATAAGTAGCTGTGGAATCATTTATAAACGTTATTTCATAAACGCCTTTTTCATAAATAAATTTAACAACTTGACCTAAACCATTGTGTATGCGAATTTCTCCACCTTCACTTAATTCTGTTACTCTAATTTTGAATCTGATAATTTTGTTTGTTGTATAAGAATGCTGTATGTATACACCAGATGATGTTGTGTCTGCAACTGTATCTACTTGTATGTTGCCATTCTGATTCGTGATTGTTGCTCCGTGATTGTTTTTAAACTGATAATTTGTACTCTGTATATCATAAGTATTATTATCAATCAGCCTAACGTCTGCCGTTCCGTCTGGATAGTCGGGCACTTCATCAAAGGAATAGTGAAGAACTGCATCGGTGGGAAGTGAACTTGCTATCTCTGTCAAGTTTTCAATCTCATCAGCAACCGCACCGCTTTCAATCGGCTGAGTGCTTCCACTTTGTATAATGTCTGTCGCCGTCATTCCCTGGCTTGTAATATTTCCGTTTTCGTCTACATATATAATCGCAACATAAGTTCCCGGATTCATCACCAAATTAGAAGCTCCTGAAACTCCGGTTGTTAAAGTCAGTTTACCACTTCCATCCAATTGCTTGAAATATACGTGATAAGTTTTGCTTCCAGTTCCACTAGAATCCCGGTATAAAGTGAAAGTTGCTCCACTTCCCACGTTTCCGATAAATCCTATTGTATTGTATGTTACGTCAGAAGCAGGCATTTCGGTATCTGTTGGAATATCATACCACCTCACGCTGTCTTTTGAATTGGTCTTATTACTTGCTTTCTGAATCTGCTTTAACATCAATTGTAATTGAGCATTCAAATCCGGTAGAGGTTTTCCAAAATTAAAATTGATTTCATAAGTTCCAAAGGCCCAATGTTCAGTTACGGAAAGAATTTGAGCGTTTGCAGATTTACCGGAAAAAGCTATTTTGATTTTATCTCCGGTAAAATATTCTTTTTCGTATTCGTATGGACATTTTGCCAGGCCATTTCCGCTCATTGTTAAAGTCTGTCCATATTGATTCAACATTGAAAGAGCTTCTGTTTCATACTCGCTTTCTGTAGTCATAGAGCTTTGATTGTCCCAGCTTTCAAACCTATCCAGCCCGGCCGGTGAATTTCCTTCTATCGCTGATTCACCTTCATAAATATCCCGGTCATCATTCTGCCCTTTTCCACCTACATAAATTGCATTACTAAAACTTTCAGAACTATCTATGAATTCACCGTTGGCTAGGGAATCGAAGGAAGTTGAAAATTGAACAGTTTGAGTTCTGTCTGTTCCTTCAAAACAAACTAAAGTCAAAGAAGTTCCATTGAATTCTAACCGCCAGCCAATTTCAGACTGAGTTGCTATTGTTTTACAAACTTCATAAAGATTGCTGAATTGTTCGCTGGCTGAATATTCTTTACCAATAGCAGTTTCAGAATCTGGTATTATATTTATAATCGGGAGCTTTCTTTTTTCTTCTGCATTAGTTCCTGCTTGGTCATTGATTAAATTCCTAAGAACAATTTCACCCTTCCCGGTCATTACCCAAAGGCCGTTTGAGTTCATGTTTTTTATAACTCTACGTTTGAGAATATATCTAGCATCATACCCGGTAATAATTCTGTATTGGCTTCCTTTTCCGTTTTCATCTATTTTATCTTGAATTTTGGTAATTTCCCCAAACTTCCAAGAATTGCCAAACTGAATAAATAATCCTCTTTGAAATAGCTGGGAATTGGGAATATTGAAATTTATTGTAATTGAAAATTGACCGGCCGCATATAGATTATCTTCAAAAGAACATTCCTGAAAATCATCAATTATAGCTTGCAGGATAAAAGCGGAATTTTCATATTTGTATAATTTCAATTGCGGTGTTTCTTTATAACTCATTGTTTATACTCCTATGTATTTTTGTCTGAAAATTATTTTACCATTCAGGTTTCCTGCTATTTTTGAAATCAATAATTCATTTTTTCCAACTTCTAGCGATAAAGTCATGTCACTATCGGAAGTGAGTGTTGAAATTAAATTTTCTTTAGTAGTGAAATCTGAAATTAAAATAGTTCCTGAAGCTCCAACAACTACAAACAAACCTAATTCTGAACTATAAGTTATTGAATTTAAATTTGTTGAAATTCCGCTTGTTTGAGAAGTCCAATTTATTCCGTTAGAACTAGTCAAAATTCTTCCTGATTGTCCTACAACTACAAACAAACCTAATTCTGAACTATAAGTTAT